AAATAATGGTATTTGGCAAGCTAACGCTTCAATGCGTGCTCCAATATTCTATGATTCAAATGATACAGGATATTATTTAGACCCAGCTGGTAACTCTAACATTTATAATTTAAACATACAAGGAGGAAGTAATAATGCACCTAATGATGCTACATTATATATTTCTGCTACTAGTAATAATGATTGGGGTATAGCTTTATCTAAAAATGGTTATGAATATGGAATGTACTATAATTTGGCTTCTTCCCACTCATATGGTGTGAGAGGATTAGCAGCAAGTAGTGAATATTGGAGAGTAGGTACTGATTTAATGTATCATAACGCTTCAATGCGTTCACCAATATTTTATGATTCAGATAATACTTCTTATTACGCTAACCCAGCAGGATTATCAGTATTTAGTAGTCTCAAATTAATTAATAATGTAAATAATAACCCACGTTGGGATTTTACATGTTATGTAGTTGAAGCTCAACACTGGTATGGTAATAACTCATCTATGACAATGTACATGGGTGAGAGTGGAAACACAATCCAAATACCAGGTAGTGGTGGTATTAGACCTACTATAATGTATGATTATAGTGATACAGGATATTATGTAGATCCTGCTAGTACGTCTAATCTAAATGCTTTACAAACAGCAGGACAAGTTGTCATAGGTGGTAACTTTAGTAATAATGCTTATAACTCTGTAGGTTCAACAAGATTAATGTTTGGGGGTGGAAATAGTGATGCTCAAGGTAATTATTATATAGGCACTAATTTAAATGACTATGGTGGTAATTATACTAAATTAGATTTAAGATGGCATACTGGTATTCGTATGGGTGCACAACCAGGATATGGTGGTATTCGTATATATAATAATGAAGATTTAGATAGCAGAATTGCTTCATTTGGTGAAACAGATACTAATGTAAGAATAGATAATATTCTTTATGTATTTGGAGATGCTAGGGCTCCTATATTTTATGATTATAATGACACAGCTTATTATGTAAATCCTAATGGTACAGCTCGTTTATCTTATGTAGCTGCAAACGCAGGTATTAGAATTGATGGTAATGAAGATTTATACTTAGATTATAACTACGGATGTTCTATAGTTAGTGTTTATTCATCAAATAGATATCAGGGTGTTTATTCAATGGGTAACTCTTATAAATTGGCTAGAGATGGTACCACAACAGGTAACTTATATGGTATAGCTTGGAGTTACCCAGGAGATAGAGGAGGTGCTTCATCTAACTTAGCATCTCATGGTATGTTAATTTTAGAAAATGGAGCTTTTAAAGGCGCTTGGGGTGGAGGTAGTTTAAGAACTCCAGGAACTGTTTGGGGAACTGCTTTTTATGATTGGAACGATACAGGATATTATTTAGATCCTAATGGTGCTTGTAATGTAAATAGCATGAGAGCTGCTGAATATAGAGGTAACGCCAACGTAGGAGGCACAGGTGAAGCCACATGGCACCCAGCGGGTATATATTGTGGTAGTACAATGTGGCAGTACGGAGCTATGTATAAAAATTACACAGCAATTTACGATGCACAAGAAATATATAACCACGGATGGTTTAGAAACTATGGTGATTCTGGATTATATAATCAAAGTTATGGATGTCACTTTAGAAGAAATACTGCTTCATCATATGGTACTTGGGAAATTTTTGGATATAATAAAGGCGGATACGCTGGATTATTACTCACAGACCCATCTGGATATTGGAATAACTTAATGTATGAAAGTGGAAATGGTGGTTTATATCAAGAAAATGGTTCTGGTTGGCATTTCTATTGGCATAGAGGTAATGCTTGTATGGGTATTGGTACTTCTACAACATCTAGTTCTTATAAACTTTATGTTAACGGAGCTATTTATGCTACAGGCAACATATGCGCTTATTCAGATGTTCGTAAGAAAGAAAATATTGAAACTATAGATAACGCCTTAGATAAAGTAACTAAAATGAGAGGTGTTTATTATAATAGAACAGATGATGAAGCTAAGAAAAAACAAACAGGTGTAATCGCTCAAGAAATAAATGAAATATTACCTGAAGTTGTTAATTATGCCGCTGACGTAGATGAATATAGTGTAGCATATGGTAATATAGTAGGTATATTAATTGAAGCTATTAAGGAACAACAAGTACAAATTGATGAATTAAAAGCTTTATTAAATAAATAATAAATGGCAACACCAAGTTCTGGGCAAATATGTTGGTCTGATATTCAAGCTGAAACAGGAGGAAGTTACTGTATGGATAACTTTAATTCTGTAAGTAGTAGAGGATATTGTGCTGGTGATTACTATAATTATTCTCCTAATGTTAATATATACATCAATTATTATTTTGCTTATTACGCTACATGTGATCAATATTATACCTTTGCAGCTTACACCGGAGGTACAGCTGTAAATACTAATGTAAGTATAGATATATATTGGTATGGTGATTTAGGTGGATTAATGTCTGGTACTGTAACTATATATTCTGGTACAACATGTAACACTACATCTGTTTATTCAGGAGGAGGTATAAATTGTTGGGGCGAAAATATAAGTTTTTCATCAGTGAATATTTATCCTGTCGGATATGGAAGTCAAACTTATCTTGGTGGAACTCAATACCCAATAGGTTACTCACCTTGTTAAAATTTTTTTAATTTATGATAAAATATTATTTAAGACCAGACAAAGCACACATCAGAATTGATGAAGAAAATAAAATAGCTACTAATGTACTTACTTTAGGAGCACACAAATTTATAGGACATATAACTGATGTTAATTATGTTGATAGTATGACTAATATGGCTAATAGTGGAAGTTTAACCCCTAGTGATGAAACAACATTTAACGCTGTCTTAGTTGAAGCTAAAACTTTTATAAACAATATCTAATTTTAAAATAAATTTGGTTGTTTTCTAAACCTACTATATATTTATATATATAAACATAAAAAATTAAATAAAATGGCTTTAATTATTATCTTATTAATCGCTGCTGTTGTAGTAGCATTTGTTATTAACAGCAAGAAAAAAGAAAAAGAAGTAGCTCATGTTGAAGACTTAGCTCCTGAATCTACTCCAGCGCCAACTGTTATGGCTGAAGTAGCTAAAAAAGAAGCTGAAAAAAAACCAGCTGCTAAAAAAGTAGTTAAAAAAACAGCAAAAAAATCTAAATAACATATATGGAAAAAGTTACATTGAAATTACATGAGTTCTACTCATTAGCAGCTGAACTTAATGGTGTTGTGAATAACCAGACTGGTGAAGTACTTTCTAAAGGCTTACTAGCTGAAAAAATTAAGTTATCAACTAAGTATTGGTTAACTGAATTAGGTAAAAAAGTATCTACTGAAAAAGAAGCTGTTGAAAAACTTAAAGAAGAGTTGATCAAAAAGCATGGTACTGAAGATGAAAACGGTGGTGTTTCAATTCCAATGTATATTAACATTGTCACTGATGAGAATGGTGAAGTAACTAGTAGAGATATCAATCCTAAGTTTGTTGAATTCCAAAATGAATTTAACGCTCTTTTACAAGAAGAAAAAGAAATTGAATATAAAGAATTTAAACTCTCTGACTTTGACAGTGTTGAATCAGATGCTGTTTATGTAACATTCTTTAAACTTGTAAAACCTGAGTAATGAGTGATGTTAAAAAATTAACAGCTGAAGAGATAAGTGAGGTTAAACAAATCAAATCTGACTATAGTGATTTAGCTATGGCTTTAGGTGAGTTAGAAATTGAAAAATCTCGTTTATTAGAAGTACGTAAAGTTTTACAAGATCGTGAAGCTGTATTAGCAAAACAATTACAAGACAAATATGGTCAAGGTTCAATAAATCTTGAAACAGGAGAAATAACTCAATAATATGTATTGTTAGGTGTTAGGAGTTAATATAGAAGAAAGCCTCGACAGCAATGTCGGGGCTCCTTCGTTTTATAAATTATTTCATATATTTATCATTAGACAAAATCTATTCAAAACATGGCGCAAGAAACATTAATTTCTCCAGGTGTTCTAACACGTGAGAATGACTTATCACAAATAACCCAATTGCCTCCTACCGTAGGTTTAGCACTTGTAGGCCCAACTGTTAAAGGTCAACCATACATTCCAACTGTAGTTACTTCTTATAGTGACTTCAAGAATCGCTTTGGCGGTTCATTTGTTAGTGGTGGTTCAACTTATGAATTTTTAACTAGTGTTGCTGCTTACAATTACTTCATACAAGGTGGTGAATCAATTTTAGTTACAAGAGTACCAAGTGGTTCACATACAGCTGCTACAGCTAGTTGTGCTACAACTGCTAGTACAAGTGGAATTCCAGGTAATAGTAACTTTACAGCTTCATTTGTTTTAGAAACAATCAATGTTGGTTCAATGAATAACAACACTGGTTCTATTTTAAGCAATGGTGCTTTATCAAGTGGAACTCAAGATAACGTGAAGTGGGAAGTATCAAATGTAAATTTACAACAAGGTACTTTCACAGTATTAGTTCGTCGTGGTGATGATAATACAAATACTAAAGTTGTTTTAGAAACTTATTCTAATGTATCTTTAGATCCATTACAACCTAACTATATTGCTGCTGTGATTGGTGATCAATCAAAAACTGTAGCTTATGATGTTGATATGGGTGGATATTTTATTCAAGTATCTGGTAGCTATCCAAACAATAGCCGCTATGTAAGAGTTAAAGCTGTTAGAGATACTCCAAATTATTTTAATAACGCAGGTGGTGTAGCTACAGATTCAAACAACCAAAGCTATTCCGCTTCATTACCTCAAATAGGTAGTGGTTCATTTGGTGGTTCATTTAGTGGTGCTGCTGGTAATGATATTCCTTATATCGGAAACAGTTTATTCCAAGCTAATTCAGCTACAGCTCCTCAAGGTGTACCTGTTGGTAACTACACTACTGCAAGTAACATCTTAAGTAACAAAGATGATTATGATTATGAATTATTAATTACTCCAGGTTTACAACAAGCTGATCACGCTACCGCTCAAACTAATTTTATTAGCAACGCTGAAGAAAGAGGTGATCATTTCTACATTATGGATTTAACTCCATATGGTTCTACAATTGGAACTCCAGTAACTGAAGCTCAAGGTTTAGATACTAACTACGCTGGTGCTTATTGGCCATGGGTTCAAGTTGTATCTCAAGAAACTGGTAGAAATGTATGGGTACCTGCTTCAACAATTATGGCTGGTGTTTATGCTTTCAACGATAATGTAAGCGCTGAATGGTTTGCACCTGCTGGTTTAAACCGTGGTGGATTAGGTGGTGTTATTCAAGCTGAAAGAAAATTATCTCCAACAAATCGTGATAATTTATATGCTGGTAAAGTTAACCCAATCGCTACTTTCCCTAATGTTGGCGTAACAGCTTTTGGTCAGAAAACATTACAACAAAAAGCAAGTGCTTTAGATCGTATTAACGTTCGTCGTTTATTAATTGCTCTTAAACGTTACATTGGTAATGTTTCTAAGACATTGATTTTCGAACAAAATACAACTGTAACAAGAAACCGTTTCTTATCTCAAGTTACTCCATACTTAGAAAGTGTACAACAAAGACAAGGTTTGTATGCCTTCAAAGTAGTAATGGATGACACAAACAACACTCCAGATGTAATTGATCGTAATCAATTAGTAGGACAAATTTACTTACAACCAACTCGTACAGCTGAATTTATTTTACTAGATTTCAATATCTTACCAACTGGTGTAGAATTTGGTTCATAAGAAACTTAATTTATTAATATTTATATAAAACAACAATACAATGGCAGTATTAGACCCTACCGAAATTATGTTCACAGCGTTTGAACCTAAAGTTCAGAATCGCTTTTTAATGTATATTGACGGTATTCCATCATATTTAATTAAAAAAGCATCTACCCCATCTTTTAACGCGGGTGAAATTATATTAGACCATATTAACGTTTACCGTAAAGTTAAAGGTAAAGTTAGGTGGAATGACATGACTTTAGAACTTTATGATCCAGTAACACCAAGTGGTGCTCAAGCTGTGATGGAATGGGCTCGTTTAGCTCATGAATCAGTAACTGGTCGTGATGGTTACTCTGACTTCTACAAGAAAGATTTAACAATCGATATTTTAGGTCCAGTAGGTGATGTAGTAGGTGAGTGGATTATCAAAGGTGCTTATGTTAAAGAAGCTAACTTTGGTGAGTATGATTGGTCAAATGAAGCTTATATAAGCATCACTACCACAATCGCTATGGATTATTGTATCTTGAACTACTAATCTGAACACAGTGCAAATATTAAGAGCCGTCCATTTGGACGGCTTTTTTTATCTTTGTATATTTATATATATAAAACAATATAAACGTTATGGAACAAAAGTTCAAATATCCAACAGAACAAATTGACTTACCTTCTAAAGGTCTAATTTATCCTGAATCATCTCCATTATCTAAGGGTGTTATAGAAATGAAGTATATGACAGCTAAAGAAGAAGACATTTTATCTAATGCTAACTTTATTCGCCAAGGTATTGTAATTGATAAACTATTGCAATCAATGATTGTAACACCAGGTGTTGATTATAATGAGATTTTAAATGGTGATAAAAATGCTATTTTAATAGCTGCTCGTATTTTAGGTTATGGTAAAGACTATGAATTTAATTATATCAATCCCGAAACAAATAATGTTGAATTAGCTAAAGTTGATTTAACATCAATTGATTCTTTACCATTAGATGAGTCATTATACACTAGAGGTAAAAATGAATTTAATTTTGAACTACCATTCTCTAAAGTAGTTGTAACATTTAAGTTATTAACTCATGGTGATGAAACTAAAATTGATAAAGAAATTGAAGGATTAAAGAAAATTAATCCACAACATACACCAACTGTAACTACTAGATTAAAACATTTAATTTTAGCAGTTAATGGTGATAGAGAAGTATCTACAGTAAGAGAATTTGTAGATAATATGTTAGCTAGAGACGTTAAAGCACTACGTGAAAATATTAATAAAATAACACCAGATGTTAATTTAAAGGTTAGTGTTACTACAGCTAGCGGCAACGTAATGGAGGGCGTTGACTTACCAATTAATGTCAACTTTTTTTGGCCTGACACCAGCGTATAAAAATGTAATATTAGATGAAATA